AACAGCAGCAGTGTCATCTGTAATTATGTCGCCGACGGCGCCATAAAATTCTGGTGTAATAAAATTATTACCAATACTATTTGGCGTATATCTCGCATCTCCCTTTTCCCTGGTAATAATACTAAAAATTGATGGTACCAAAGGTCCCGACACTTCTATTGTAGCAACTGGGTTGTCTACGCCACGTAAAAATACTATAGGTGATTCCTCTTCAGTAATTATATGTAAATTACCCGGTCCTCGGTGCATTAATGAAGTAACGCCGGCTGCGCCAGGACCACGTATTAATCGTGTGCCATAATCGGTATATGTAGTATCTGAAATTAAATCTACAAAAGCATAACCGTTGCCAGACCTACCTGCGCCAATTTCAATCTTTGAATCTATTGCGGAATTACCGGAAATTATAATTGAATTATCAACAGAAACTTTATTAGTTGATATGTTTAATGGCGATGCATTTCCGACGCCATCTTTTATAGATGTTAAATCAGTACCAAGTGGTGTATTAGTATACCCAAGAGTTAATATTGAATTGAACGTATTTTTAATTTGTTTATTAACCAATGTCATTACTAATTTTTCCAATCTACTATTTTACTTATTTATTTATAAATACTCATACGCATAGTTAGAGGGAATTTATAATGAAAACATCAGATCGAGGAATTAATTTTATTGCAGAATACGAGGGGTTTGAGCCATACATTTATAATGATGTAGCAGGATATCCAACTATTGGGTTTGGCCATTTGCTAAAAGCCGGCGAAAAAGTTAAATTTAGGAACGGCATTACTAGATCAGAAGGCGTTCAACTATTACGGCAGGATGTTAGAATCGCCGAAAATGCAGTCAACAGTTATACTAAAGTAAATTTAACCCAAAATGAATTTGATGCACTAGTAAGTTTTACATTCAATTTAGGTACAGGTGCTTATAAAAACTCAACATTATTGAGAAAGTTAAACAAGAACAATAAAGCAGAAGCAGCCAACCAATTATTGCGTTGGAATAAGGCAGGTGGCCAAGCTGTTCGTGGATTGACCATCCGTAGAACGGCAGAACGCGCTATGTTCTTGGGAGAATAATTTGGCTACAGAAGAATTAAATTTTTGGTACGATGCTCAAATTCGAAGAAATTTGATGCAAGTAGTTAGAATATTTGGGCAAATATCATATGCCACTGATTTTAAAAGTGATGGTAGTTACATTAAACGAAGAGTACCAGTAAGACTTGCTATGACTAATCGCCAAGTTGCGCATATTCTAAAAAATAATTCTGAAAATGTTATGTTAAGTGTTCCGGCCATTACTGTTAATTTAAACAACTTAAACTATGATAGAAATAGAGTGCAAGAGCCGTTTCACGTAAATAAAGTGCAAATCTCAGAACGAGATTATGATGAAGAAACCGGAGAATATGGTAATAAAGTTGGCGGCACATACACTCTAGAAAGATACATGGCTGTACCATATACCATGGAATTACAGGTTGATCTATGGGCCAGCAATACCGAACAAAAAAATCAAATTTTTGAACAAATAGCAGTATTATTCAATCCCAGCTTGCAATTACAGACCTCAGATAATGTATTTGATTGGACAAGTTTAACCGAACTTACCTTAGAAAGTGTTAATTATTCTTCTCGTGGAGTTCCAATTGGCACTTCAGATGAAATAGAAATATTAACTATGAATTTTACCGCGCCAATTTGGTTTAGTCCTCCGGCTATTTTAGAAAGACAAAAACTTATTAACACAATTATCACCAATATCGTAGACTCCAACGAACGAACCAGAGATTTATTGGGCGATGCATATGGCGTAGATTGGGATGACGGAGATTTATTAGCAAGACAAATTGTCACACCCGGAAACCATGCGGTTGGGTTTACTGACAATATATTAACATTACTTAGTGACAGCAATGGATTATTTGGCCCCGATAATCAAATTTTTCCCTGGGATCCCCTAATAGCCCAATATGGCGCTTTCAGACCCGGCATATCATTAATAGTGTTAAATCCAACCAATGATATTGAAGATAGACGATATGATATCAGAGGCACAGTTGATTTTGGTTCTGAACCCAATGAATTATTATGGAATATTGATCCATCAACACTTCCCGCAAACACGATTGAGCCAATAGATGCAATCATAGATCCGCATAAAGCGTACCCTGGGTATGGTTTAGCTATTCCCACATCAGGCACGAGATATTTACTTTTAGATGAAATCGGCAACAGTGTTGCTTGGGGAGTAATAACCGCAAGGAAAAATGATATAATAGAGTATGATGGTACAAAATGGAATACCGTATTTGTGGCGGATAATCAAGAAGATGAAATTCAATTTGTATTAAATCGTTTTACTAATAAACAACTTAAATGGACCGGCGAAGGTTGGGTTTATGCACTTGAAGGAATTTACACAAGAGGTTTTTGGCGTTTGCTTCTATAAGTTGACAACATCAATTTATACTATATACTCTAACAAAATGGAGGTATATAATTATGCAAGTTTTCGTAGATCTTGACGGTGTATTGTGCGACTTCGAAAAGCGTGTTCATGAAATATTTGGCAAAAAGCCAAAAGAAATCCCTCTCAAGGTAATGTGGGGCAAGTTGGCGTCAATCGATAATTTTTATAGCGAACTCGATTGGATGCCGGATGGTCGAGATCTATGGGATGGAGTAAAGCACCTTAATCCAATTATTCTCACAGGTATTCCAATGGGAGGTTGGGCGCCCCATCAAAAGCGGTCATGGTGTTATCGTAACTTGGGCTGTGATATTTCGGTCATTACCTGTTTTGCCAAGGAAAAACAGAATTACGGAAAGCCCGGTGATATCCTGATCGATGATACCAAGCGAAATATTGACGCTTGGAAAAGTATAGGGGGTATTGCAATACATCATGTTACTGCCAAATCATCCTTGGCGAAATTAAAGGAGTATATTTGATGCGGTATCCAAAAAATCAAGCACCTTGGTCAGAAGTCGTTAATTGGTTCAAAACGAATCATAAACAACTATTACTGGGAGGTATACTGGGAATATTCATGATATTAGCCGTAACATTGTTTGGTCTTTTTGTTTTTGATTACGTTATTCAGCCTCATATCCTGGGGATAACAATGACCTATTATTACGCAACATTAAGCACATTTGCGGGGCTAAAGCAAGAAATACTAATCAAAGAAAGCATATTCTATTATATTGCGACCATTATTATTATATTTTTGGGTATTGGTATTTAAACTACCAACAACACTTCAACATTTATTAAATAAATATAATAAAAGGAAAATCAATGAGATACTTTGAATTATTAGAAGATATTAATCTTCTAAATCGTGTCCCCAATATCACAGATATCAAAAAATTAGGTGATATTTTTGAAAAAGAAGGATATGAAATACGCTTAGTGGGCGGTGTAGTTCGAGATCTTTTGCAAAATAAAAAACCAAAAGACGTTGACCTAGCAACCACAGCAACGCCACAACAAATGTTGGATATTTCCGAAAAATATAAAATAAAATCCATACCAACGGGATTGCAGCACGGTACTATTACATTTGTTGTTAATAATGAACCATACGAAATCACAACTCTTAGAATTGATAAAGAAACAGATGGCCGACATGCTGAAATAGAATTCAGTAAGAATGGAGTGTTAAACCCAGAATTGTTAAAAAAATTTATAGATATGGGGTATAGTCTCGATCGAAATTATAGTATAAAGGAGCTTCTGAAAGCATTTCAGAATATAAACCAATAAGAAATTTCTTATCTTGTTTAAGAAAAATATTTTTACCATAAGCACTCATTCCAAGATAATTTTCTTTAGTTTTGGTATATAAACCTGGCGATATTTTACGTACATATGCAGACGGTAAAATCATTTCTATATTTGCATCAAAAACATTTCGTATCACATACCATTTACCGTTTTTTATCATTTGCAATCTTTTACTCTTACCACGCTCAAGAGCGATAGTTGTTATATTGCCATTTTGGTCTGTGTATTCTTGGGTAACTGTTTTTGATATTTTTTTAGCATTTTCTTTATAGATAGTTGTAATTTTTCCATCTTTTGTAATATATTCTTTCTTCATTGTAATAGCAGCCTTCTCTGCTCCAGCAATATCCAAATTATTACAAATTTTTGTTTTTCGTATACGTTCTATTACTCCGGGTAAATGAATTATATTGTTATTACCTTTCATTTTTAATGACATTTTTTCTATCACATGCTTTGGTCTTGGGTAGCGTAAATTATTATACGTTCCTCTTGACATTATGACATCGTTAACTTTTATCATTTCTTTCAAATATTTACTACTTTGCTGATTTCGTTCCTCATAAATTTTATTAAATTCTATTTCAGGTATTAAATCTATCTTGTCAAGACGACCATTAATTAAATCTTTCTTATGCATAGCACAAAAACTATGGGAAATTGATATATGAGAAATTGACTTTGCTAAAAGATAATGTGCATAATAGTGATTATAATTAGTAAGGATCGTTTTATTCCAAGGATGCTCTTTAAGATTTTCATATTTTTGAAATGGCAGTCGTTTAGCTCTAGGAAGGATGTGATGTATAGCACTTTTTCGTGGTATTTGATGACCTATATTATTTTCTATACAAAAATCAACATATTCCAAAAGAATATTATTATTAATTACGGTTAATTGCATCAATTCTTGCAATATGAATTCTCTCATTTTTATCTTTGACTTTGCAAATATATATTACGTGAACTACCAAGCGACTAAAGATCACTTGGTTTTAGGTGACGATTATTATAAATATATTATATTAATATAACAGGGGTGTCAATAAACATTATGAAATTACTAAGCTTTGTAAATTGGATAACCGATTCTTCAAGACGTGATTTGACATTCAATGCAATCAGCATGGATCTTTCGGGTGAAGTTTATGATTACTTTAACGGTATTGATGATTTAAAAAATGGTAGAGCCAAATTCGTTGGTAGTGCCGATAAACGCATAACAGAAGATTATCTGAGAATTTTAAGATATTTTAGATTTCAGGGAAGAGTAGCCAACCCATCCTGGGATATGGATACACTAAAATCAATAAAAAATAATATAAATGGTTTGGAAAAAATATCCGGTGAAAGAATTTGGATGGAATTATCAAAAATATTATCAGGCAACCATGTTAAAGAAATACTGTCTTATATGGATAAAACTAATTCACTTAAATTAATTAATATTCCGTCAAATAATATTGATAAAGTTGAAAGAGTTAAAAAATACACCAACGATGAAATTGTTATTCTTGCTGAATTATTAAACAATAAATCAGAAGCAGAAACATTGAATAATCGTTATAAACTTTCTGCAAATGAACGAGATCGGCTTTTCTTTTTGATGGAAAATAAAAATAACAAATTAGATAAAAATTCTGCATTAGAATTAATCATAAATAAAAAAGTTAACCAAAAATTGATTACTGATTTACTAATATTGCAAGATAATATAGAATTGGCTAATACAATAAAAAATAAAAAAATATCCGCTTTTCCTGTTTCTGGGCAAGATTTAGCGCAGGCCGGCATTAACCCCGGTCCTGAAATGGGCAAACTATTGCAGAAGCTCAAATCACAGTGGATTAATAGCGATTTTGCCGCATCCAAAGAAGAGTTACTTAGCGGGGTATAAATATTCAGAAGCGCAGATGGCGCCACAGAAATGAATATAACCCTTTTCGTGTTCTATAAAATAACCAGGATCGCCATTAGCCCATTCTTTCGCATAATCATGATCAACATAATTTAATTTACAGACAGAACAATTAATATACATTAGCCCTATATTAACCGGGAAATCAAAATACGCAGAAAAGGTTCTATTTGACATTTTTATTAATCTCCATTACATATATAAGATCTACTATAAGGAGAACATTTATGCAAGAAGAAAATAATGTAGATATTTATGAATCTATAATTGAAGAAGGGGAATTTACCCCCAGTATCCAATATATTCCCAAATCAGAAAAAGAAATTAAAGATATTGCAACGGGAATTTACAAAAATACGTTATTTTCATCAATGCAGATTAACGAAAACGATAAACGGTTAATTCTTAATATTTTCATGCCTTTGACCTTTTTATCCCCGTTAGATAGAAAACAATTAATAATAGATAATATAGCACAATTTTATGGGGAGCTTGCTGGGTCAACTACTGCGATAAACGGATACCCGGTGTTATTTAACTGTAGGCCGCTCACGCAAGAAGATGCCAATAGAGTAATAGAAAAATATAAGAAAATAATTGAAATTTTGGAGGACAATGATGGGTAAAATAATTTCTGAAAAAGAATGGTTAAAATGGGATAAATCCTTTTTCTGGATTAAGCATTCTTCATTATTGCCGGAAGGAATGAAAGACAATACTGCCATTAAAGATATAATGCTAAAATGGGCAGATAAAAATTTAAATGGCTGGACTACTTTTATCGATGGATACTGGATGTTTGAATTTAAATCAGACGCGGCCATACTAAAATCATTAATAATATGCGGATATTTCCAAAATGATATGGGGGAACTATGAGAAGAGAATTTATTACCAATATATACAATCCTAAACTACCCGATGCAATAAATCATCTAGTTAAAAATGATGATGAAAAAAGAAAACAAGAATTATTCAATTATATGATTGAAAAAATTAAAGAACTTGAAATAGGAGATCCACAAGAAACAGAAACAAAATCTGTTGAAGAATTAAAAGCAATGGATATAGTTGGTTTATACAGTGGTCCCAACACTTCAAGATATGTGTTTAATTTCTTTGCAGGTGAAGAAATAACTAAGAAAAATTTGTACGAACCAGAAAATGTTATTGTTGATGCGATTGAACCATCCGAAAAAATAACCAAAGTTGAAATAGATATTGATTATTGAAGATACTTATCTAATTGAGCAATAGTATTATCTAATCTACCGTCCACATGAAGTATGCCTATTCCGCCAGCGGCAATCCAAGGATCAATAACTTTTGATCTATCATCTATAATAATAGCTGATGGATGGGCATATTTTTCTTTATTGGGTTCATAAATTATCTTTGTGGGATTGGGGGTGAGATGTTTTTCTATCCATTTGGTTTTGCCCTGTTCAATTTGCCCCCGCATAGAAGAGCCCGATGAACTCAAAATCTGTGGAGAATATTTTGAAACGTAACTCCATAATTCACGTCCTTGTCTGGTCCAATCCATATTACTCCAGAATTCAATTAACTCCTTTCCCCCCATATTTTTAACTGATCGCCAAAATAATTTCTTGGTATCGGGCCCCATGGGCTGTCCAATCAAATTAAGCGCGGCTTTATTAAAGTCTACAAGAACTCCATCCATATCCACATATAACGTATATTTCTGTTCAATTTCCAAAAGCCGCATAATATTCATCTCCAAACATGTTGGGCCAGTCCCATGCCACTGTATCTGATAATTCCCTAACTCTTTCAATATCCTTTATAAATTCAATTAAAGATTCTTCATTATCCAATATATCTATGGGATTAAGAACCGGGAATACTATTGAATATTTATATTTAACAGGACCTGCTATTATTTTTGGCCGGCCACGCAACTGTATTATATTATCACTTCCGGTTAATGCCCATAATGGGATTTCTCCAACCGCCAAAATTAATTCAGGTTTAATTAATTCTAATTCATCTTGTAACCTAAATATTTGGTTTGTCCATTCTGCTTTTAAATATTTGTCTTTATATAGCG